GCGAATCCATCAGCAACTGTTCCCAAGCGAAGGATCTGCGAGGCGTACATAGCCTCAGAGAGCGCCTTGAGCATGTTCTGATTCCCAGTGCGAGCCTGAGCCATAACGGCATCCCATGCCTGTCGTGCCGCAGCCTCTCCAATAACAGGAGTTAGGTTGCTAATGAATTCATCTGCCGCGAGCGAAGCCTTCTCTGCGTCGGTTGCGCCAGCCGATAGGGTAAAGAGGTTCTCAGATAGGTAGACCTCCTTCTGAGAAAGAATCTGCCTTCGGATGCCAGTCTCATCCATAGCCCGCTGGGACTCAAGCACACGGAGTGTCCCGCGCTTACCGATGTCCTCATTAACCATACCAGCAACATCCCGCTTCATGATGACAGAGGCTGCAGCCTGTTCGTCTCCTCGTGGAACCTCCTGATGCAGGATCTCCCACTCCCGTCGCACTTCGTCAATCGTGAAGTCGGCAGTGTCTGGACTAAATCCAGTGACCTTTACGAACTCGTCAAAGGTTTCGCTGTCGTTGACCCCGCTTGATCGGGCAAGAACCTTTGCTTTCTCCATTGCAGTCTTGCGTGTTTCAGCGAACGCTCGGCGGACAACAAGGTCAGATGCCGCAGAAAGACTCAGGTTGTTCACTCCGATACCAGCGGCGCGAAGTAGCGCATCTTGCTTGCCAGCAGATTGAGCAACGTTCAGGATTGTAGAAAGGGTACGAACGCCGATTGCCGCAGCAGCCATACCAGAAGCCCGACCAAACATCGCCTGCGCCATTCCGCGCTTCAGTCCGCCAAGTTTCTGGGATGATAGGCTGTATGCTGCACCAAGGAACTTCTTACCGTTGCCGCTGTTTAGCCACGCCACATCCTCTGGGGATGCGCCGTTGCGGGCAGCGGAGTCGGCAATGGTGCCAACGGCGCTGTTGTTCAGTTTCTCTTGGATAGTGTTGCTTCGCTTGCCGACATCATAGGCTTTACCAATACCAGCGGAGATTAGATTAAATGGATCAAGGAATACTCCGATAAGTAGGTCATGGGCAATCCCACCCGTGACGGCAACTCCATCATTTGCCATCTGATCCGCAACGTCGCTAACGCTCATCCCCTGTTCGGTGACCATCTTGATATACCGAGGATCAACTGCGCTATCGTTCTGAACGAGGGATCGCTCAAGACGCGCTTGGGCGACCTCTCCAGTAATAATCTCTAGCGGAGTATTGATTACTTCGCCAAGACCGCCAATTGCATTTCTTGCCACATCTCCAACAAGCCCCGTTCCTCCACCGAGAAGGTCAATGCCAGCAACGCCGACTCGCTCCATCCCAGTTGGCTTAGGCTCAGAGGAAGGCTGCCCACCCGAAATTGGGGTTGGGTTGATTGGCGTATTGCGTTCTACAAGCCTACTCATTACTTAGCGATTGGCGAAGTTCGTGGCGGTACTGGACGCGGTGCTGGGGCTGGAGGCGGTGCTGGCGCTCGCGGCGGAGTTCCTAGTCCTGGAGGTCCAGGTCGTGGCGGAGTTGGAGGAGGAGGAGTTACTCCAGTTCGCGGAGGTGGAGTTACCCCAGTCGTAACAGGAACGTTCCTAAGGAATGTATCAAGCATCGCCTGACCAGTTGATACTCCTGCGCTCCGTGCGTAGTTAGGAGTTGCACCAGCAGTCCGAGCGGCTGAAGCACGCTCGGAAGCCCTAAAGTCAATAGCAGCCTTTGAGACCTGCGCGGGAGTAAACTCTGGTGCCTTTGGTGCTGCTGGCTTTGGAGCAAACTGCATTGCGCCATACCCAGGAGTATTGGGCTTTGCCGTTGCCGTTCCATAATTTCCTGCTGCATACGGAGACGGCGCGGCAGATGTTCCACCCTCTCCGTAATAGTCTGGAAGACCATTGCCGTCTCGGTCCAGTTCAGTATTCTTGTTTGCAATAATGATTTGGCTGACAACGTTCCTTGGGATTAGGCTTGTGATATCGCGAGTTGTAGCATCCCCATAACCCCTTGTACGATCATATTCGTCTACCGCGATAATCTTTCCGAGCGAGTCAACCAGTACCTTACCAGTGGTAATCAATGTATTTATTGCAGCGGTCTGCGCTCGGTCTACGTCGTCAACAAATGTATATCCCGCTGTCCGCATTGTATCGTCAAGTTCTTTGCCGCCAGTGGTTACTACAGATCTAGGGATTGGAGTGCCAACGCCATTTGCATTGAAGGTATCAAGCGCAGCGCCAGATAGCGGAATAACGTAGTTGCCACTATCCCCAATTGGGGTCAGTAGAACATTTGGGTTTCCTCCCATAAGATCAATAATACTATCAATGGCGGCAGAATTAATGAACTGCTCATTTGCCCCGACCTTCTTTGTCATTACCCACTCAGTGGTTTTCCCATCCATGCTCAAGATCGGGGTAATCCAGCCAGCAGTCATTGCCTCAATGTTCTTATTGCTTGTATTGTTTTCCCATCCTGGCAACATAAGCCGAACACGGGAATATGTATCGTTCCTTGAGGATGGAACCGTCGTCTCTCCTACTTTTACTTCGGTGTTTGATCGCAACGTAATTCCAGCACCGTTTTGCCATGCGCTTGTATCCTCTCCAAGAATCACTTGAGTGCGAGTACCACTCCAGCCGTCAGTAAAGTATTGTCCCTGCCCTTTGTTCCATAGGTCAACTTCCACAGCGTTTTGCTGGATTGCCCGTAGCAACGACGTGCTTCCGCCCATAGCAGTTGGGTTCATTGCGCTAGCAATCGGATCAGTTCCTTGCGTAAGAATCCTTTGTCCGTTGCCATCAAATACATTGTAGTTACCAGACTGCTCTCCAAACGTGTACATACCTTCTGCTGGTTCTTTTCCAAATCGGTAGAGGTCTGCTTCAACGGTTAGGGAGTCAAGAACAGTTGGATCAATCTTACCTTGGAACTTAATCTTCAGACTAATAAGCGTTTCCCCAAACTTCTTGGCAAGTTCCTGACGTGCTGACGCACTCAGTGAAGCGTCTTCAACGGAACTCTTGAATTCCTTGAGCGCAGTATCGTAAGCATCTTCAAGGCGAACCTCTGGGTTATTCTTAACCATGTTGCCAGTAGCAGTTGCGTATCCCTTAATAGCCTTCTGCCATTCCGTTGATACATACTTATTCCCTGAAGCCCAGTCGTTAAGGGATCGGGCGGCAGCCTGAGCATCCCGCGACATGTTGTAGATTCCCTCTCGGCTGAAGTCAATGGTCTTGTTCCCAATCTTTACAGTTGTTCCACCAGTAAGATACCTAAACTGATCAAGGATTGACAGACCAGTGTTAATGTTTGCCTGATTGCCCTGAAGATAAGATCCGATTGATAGGTCACCAAGAAGCCCAGCAATGATTGGGTTTTTCTTCATCGCCTTGTCAAGAAGATCAAACTCGCTGAAGACCGAATCTGCTGCGGTGGCAAGCCGCTTGTTAGCCGCCTCGGTTGCAAGATTATCTTTTACGGTAGCCTTGTACCCCTGGATTGCACGGATGTCTTCAAGGATCTGAGTTGCCTGGGGACCAGTACCAAGACCATATGGAGAATCCTGCAGCGCCTTGTAGGCAGCCTTAAGGATGTCAAGTTGCCCGTTATATCCTTCAAGTTTTGACTGGTCAGTTGTTCGCTTTTGGTCAAGCCAGAAGTTACTTGCCTTGGATACGGCAATACTGCTTAGCGCAATGTCCTTTTCGCGACCAATCTTTTGCTCCATTCCTGGGTACTTCTCAATGAAGCCATCAAACAATGCTAGGAACTGCGCCTCGTTTGCGCCCTTGCCAAAGTCAATTACTGATCCATTTACAGTGATCTTCCCCCCCGAAGCAAACTCATTCTGTGCGTTTGTTAGCACATCGTCAATAGCATCGGAGAGTTCTGACTCAAGGTCGGTGCGCTCGTCTGGAGTAAGTGTTGTATCAAGGAGCATGTCCTCAATAACTGATACCTTGTTGGACCAGTCTCCCATTGAACCCTCTTGCTTCAAGGTGGCATCAAGGTCGTTTAGGACTCGTACTCGGTTTGACTTACGCACTGCAGCAAGTGTTTGCTCAATGTCTAGGGCAATCTTGCTATTGTCGCCATACTCGCTAAGCATTCCGCTGAGTAGTGAGATTGCTCGCTGAGCGTCCATAGGCTCGCCCTCAAATGAACCGCCGTTTAGGAACGCCTCATAGATTCTTGAGATTCGTAGCGAAGCAAAGTCAGAGGCAATGTTTGCAATAGACGAAGCCATAGAACTTCCGCCAGTAACTGCTCGTCCGAACTGTCCTGTAATTGCCATACTACGCTCCTTGGTTTGCTAACTGGTCTGGGGTCTGGGCGACTCCGCCCTCTCCCATATTTTCTGGTTGGGACTCTGCCGCTCCAGGCGGAATCATGCCTGCGTCGTTATTGGATTCATCGCCCATTGGCGAAGGATTCTGTCCACGCATTGCTGCCATAGCGGAGTCCTGCTGCATGCCAAGTTGCTGCTGTGCGCCCTGAGGTGGCTGCATCCCAAGTTGCTGGAACGATGAGATGACACTTGCCATCGTGGCAACAGCCGCTGGGTTAATCGTTGCGTCAGTCTGCTCGTCGCGAATGACATCCTTCTCGTTGTTAGGATCGTCCACGCCAACACGATCCATTGCACGCTCGGCGCTCCAGATACGATTCTGCACAAGACTGATTGCAGTATTAGCAAGTTCTAGCGTATCTCGTGGGGTCAGTTCTGGTGGCGTAATCTCAAGTCGGTATTCCTTATTGATGATCATGCGCACGTTGGAGTCGTTGTACTCCCAGACCTGAGCAGCCATCTTCCACACATCCTTGATCCATCGGTAGAACAACTTGCGCTTTCCTGCAATGCGCTGTTCGTAGTTCGCAATGAGGGAGGCAATTGCCTTTGAGGATCCAAGGACGCTAGACGGCGCAACGCCCAGCAGGAGGTCGTTAAGCCCAGAGACAACAGCAAGTTCGCGATCAAGTCGCTGGTTGTATTGTTCAATCTGAATGTTTGGTAGGAACGGCTGGATTGGCTCAATACGATTACCAGCACCAGGAGCAGCGATACGACCTGGCTTTGGAACTGCGTTGGATGGGACTTCCTCTGGGGCATCCTGCCCGACCAACTGGAACATCTGTCCGCCAACAATCTGCTGGATGAACTGAGCCTGATTGGTTACCCGCTCGTCCTTCTCACGGAGAAGTTGCTCAACATCATAGAGTTCTGGCTTACCGTATGGAGAGCCTGGAATTCGTGAGTTGATCAGTGGGATGTACGGTAGGTCTCCGCCGTACTCTGGGTGCTCTTTCTCCTCAACGAGTTTGTTTCCGACAAACACACAGTTGTATACTGATTCCTTACCCTTAGCGTTACTCTTCTTGTACCAGTAGTCGTACACAGAAACCTGCATGCGCTCATATGCGGTATCTCGTCGGTCAATAGTTCGTTCCGCGCTAGATGCCCAAGCCGTCATGAGTGGATCACTATGGTCACCTGAATTGACGTAAGGATAATATTCATTGCCATCCTTTACAGGAACAATGTCTACTCCAAACTCTTCCATTGCCTCTCGGGGCGAGAGACCATAGTGATACAAAGCCCAATCAATTTCCGTGTAGTCCGATGCGCCATACCCTAGGTAAAGATTTTCTGGGGATGAGATGATATCAATCCTAGGCATACCATCATCCTCGTCGTAGTATACCTTCGCTGCCGTGTCTCCGTACAGTGCCTTGTAGAGAGCAGCGTCCTCCATAACCATATCAAGGTCTGCCTCTTCCCACCATCGGAAGAATAGTTTTTCCCGCGCCGCAGCCTCTAGCCGATCTTCGCGAGTAGATCCAGTTGGGACGTAGTTAATGACTGGACGTACCGCCTGAAGTGATGCTGGGATAGTAACGTAAGACGCGTGAGTGTTTACCGAAACGTGAACCCGCCCGCCAAGACGTGCCGACTGGTCATCTGCCCAGTGGTCCGCTCCGCCAGCGGTGATTGTTCGTGCATGGAAGAAGTTGTCAAAGCGTCGGAAGAGTTGTCGTCGCCGTGCATTCTCCGACTCCACGGAAGCCTTGCGCTCAAGGATCTCTTGGAACTTCTCTGCAACGCTCTGGTCGTTTGTAGTCTTTGAGAACTTGATTGACTTCTGGTCCGCCTCATTTAGTTTCGGGGCAAAGAGTTTTGCGGATGGTGAACGCTGAGACGATACCTGCTGAATAAGGGATGCACCACGCTTCGCCGTATCAAGCGTATTCGGGTCACTCGTCTGGAACGTTGGGACGTTTCTCGCCTTAGCCATTAAACCTCACCGAAGTAACTGAACTTAGCATCTGGGATAGCCGTACCAGCAGAACGTGAGGCATGACGAATAGCAACCGCGAGAGCCATGACTGCATCTGTTTCCAACTTTCGGTCTTCAAGTTTATACCCCAACAGTTGCCTCCGTAGTTCTAGCCAGATCCCCCGCTTAGGGAACTTAACCATCTCTTTGTCAATCATTGCCTTTAGATCTGATAGTATCTCAAGTTTCTTAGCCTTAGTTCCAGAGAAGTCTACCTGCCTTAAAGGCTTTATAATACTCAATTCCTGCATAAACATTTTACCACCAAATCCAGTACTATCTATAATAGTAGTACAGGTAGCCCCCTGATTATACAACAGATGAGATTCACGTAGCATATTTACTAGACTGGTAAGGGTTTGACGACCCGATTTCTTCCTTGCCCTGACCCCCTTGATCTGGGTTCGGTCGGTAAAGTCAAGGACAACAGACCACGTGGCATCGGACGCTACGGCTGGGTCGCAGCCCTGAACGTACCGCCTAGCCTTAACTGGCTCCTCCTCGTCGGGCATATCTGGGTCAAACGCCTTGTCTACCTGCTCAGCATTAAAGTAGGCTTCCCTAGCCTCAATGAAATACCCATCTATATTTTGTGGTACGAGATATGGGACCTGCTGGCGGATGATAGAATCAAAGTTCTCTTGGGATAGACCGAAGCCGATATTATCCCTAGTAGACATACGGTAGGAGATGAACTGGTCATCGCGGTTGGGGTTCTCTGGGTTGCCTAGTTCCCAGAGGTCGGCATAGTCGTTGATGCCCTCAGTAGGAGTGGAGATAAAATGGAGTTGACCCCCAGTGGAAAGTCGTCGGAGGTTGAGAACCTCTTGGTAGATCATCATGAGGTGCTGATCAAACGCAGCCTCGTCAAAAGAAATCCCGTTCATGTCCTTGCCAAGGAGCGCCTTCGCCTTGTCTTGGGTCGTCCTAAAGTGGATGTTCGCACCGCCAACAGCCTTGTTAAACTGGAACCAAAGGTACTCCCCTCGGTACTTCTTGTCCATAGAAACAATCTTTCCAAGTTCCTGCATAAGCGGAGCCTTCCGTCCCCTCTGGGCTGGATGGATTCCTTGAATAATCATAGACAACTCGCGATAGACAAGTTCCGCCGTTTCCTGCTGAATACCAATATGGTACCACTCGTATGGCTCCTTGAGCCAGCGGAGCGCATCCTCTTGGTCTTCAGGGCGAGGCGGTCTAATCCCGAGTTTGTAGAAGGACGAATGAAATATCACAAGTGCCATGGCAAGTGTCTTGCCAGCGCGATTGCCAGCACTTACAACCGTCGTTAGGTAGCGTGGAGACCAGCCATTCTCTGCGCGCTCAACACAGGCAAGTGCCCATCGTTGCTGCCCAGGATTCATACAAATCCCGAGGAACCGCTCCGCGAAGAATACTGGATCCTGCCGACCAGCCTTAAGGTCTTCTAGTAGGCTAGGCACTCCTGCCCTTATTCTTGGCAGAGATAGCGGCAGCCTTGCGCTTTGCGTCTGCCTTGCTGCTTGCTCCCCATGCTTGAAGGCTTAGCAGAAGACGAGTAGGTCTCCCCTTCTCATCCCGCTCTGGTCCAGGCATGCCAGCCATACGGGCTAGGAACGATGCCCTGCGTGGGTTGTTCCCAGACTTTACAGGAGCCTTGAGCGTGCCGCCCTTGTAGGATGCGCGACCCTTGGCGTTTAGACCCCCTGCTGGGTTCTTACCTTCCTTGCGAGTCCATGCTGGTGTCCTAGGCATTACAGCCTACCTTGTGCCGCCAGATGAAATTAGTTGCAGCACGCGCTCCAGCAAATACTTTAGATAGTACACGTTCAGCCTCTTTCATTGTGTCAATCCGCTTACCGCAGTTGTTGCAATTTCGGGGCTTCCAGAATACTTGGCTAGACTTTCCGCTTGCGAGTTTTGCGGGCTTCTTTCCTGACATTGGTTACCTCACTAAAGTCTGGAAGCGGCAGCAACTCTGCTAGTGGGAATGAGAGCGCATCTGCCCCTCGTTCCGACTCCACATCCCAGATGCTATTAACTATATCAAACGCAATAGACCCCAAAGAGGTCTCTAGTTGGTTTACTAGACGCTCCACTCCAGCGTAATGAAGATGGATGAGTTCATGGGCAATGATCCTGCGCTGGCTATCTGGCTTCTCTTTCCAGAAATCTTCTGATAGGCGAACAGTCGCCTGCCATAGGTTTGTTGAAGCCTCAACGTCGGCGTAAGCATCGTCTGGAGGCAATGACTCCGACACGATGACTGTCCACTGCTTAAGGTTCAACTTGTTTACGGCGTCGTCAATATAAGCCTTTGCAAGTTCTCGTTTTTGCATGAATCCCCCAGGATTACTTCTTGTTAAGTTCCTTCAATACTTGAGCAACAATCATTGCAACTGATGCAGCGCCAATAGCGCCGCCTACCGCACCACGGCGACCAGCCCGAGTAGCAGTGCTCTTTGAACGGATCCTAGAAGCGCCTTCCATAAAGCGTTCCGTAGAAGTATTTCCGTACGAATCTAAAATCTGTGCGTTCCTTTTTGCTGCAACCTTCTTAATTTCTGAACGAGAAAGACCAGCCTTCTTTAGACTATCCTTGCCAGCCTTATTGTACTCGTTCATTCCAAACTTAGTCTTGCTATCCGAGTAGCGATTTCGCGTTTCTGCGGCAAGAGACTTTGCAACGTTCATCTTTGCAGAAGATACTCGTGGCATTCCGCGATACTCTGTATTAAATACATCCTTTGCAGCGTTCCTTGTAGCACTTCCATATTCATTATTTAGGGTTGCTGAACGAAATGCAACATCAGACTGAACTGATCGCTTAGCCGATCGGTCATTCTTTGCTCGCGCAACTGCACGCCCGACAACTGCTCCAGCAGCGCCAGCGCCAAGAGCCAAGATGCGAGGATCAATGCCGTCAGACTTCTTCTTCCTAAGTTGTGTTCGCTTACGAGTAACCTGTTGCTTAGCCATTCTTGTTCTCCTTCTTTCCGCCCAGATGCTGGGCAACCAATGCCGCAATTCCCAATACTCCACTTGCGCGAGCAACGCCCTTCATAGCGCGACCGCGAACCATATGCGAAAGACCAGCCTCGGCATTACGCTTCATAGCAGTTGCAAGACCACCAGACTTGCGAGCATTATCCTTAGACATCGTAGCAGCCCGCTGCGCACTAAATTCTTTTCTCTTTACATTGTCGTAAATTGGATTGGTTTTAAGACCAGCCTCAGCCCTTTTAGCCTGCGCTGCCAATGCCCTTTTCTTATAAAGAGTTTTAGTTCCATCGGGATTAGTACGGTACATACCCTCATCGTAAGCAAGATACTTTTGCAATGACTTTGCTTCATCCCTATTTCGGCGGGCACTACTATTCAGACCAACAGCCTGCTGAGTAATGGGGGCTTTTCGCTGCTTTAGTCGGCGAGCCTTAGCAATTCGCACTGCTGCAGCCCGACCCTCACGCTTAGCCTCCATACGGGCAATAATGCCACGCTGGGTCTTCTTGCTGCGAATTACCTTACTGTACGGAGTAAGTGACTGTGCCTTCTTAATGGCATCCTTTTTCTTTTGAATATCCGCGTCTGTCATAACCTTCTTGTCGCGTGACGCACGTCGCCTTGCTACTGCTTTTCGTACGGAAGCATCCTCTTTAGCGCGACGACGATCTCGTTCCTTCTGCTCATCTGGTCTATAGACATTATCACGATATGCCATCATTGATCTCCATTACTACTTCTTTTGCAGTCCCTTCAATGACTGCTACACCGCCAAGAACTTGTGCCAACATAATTGTGAGGTCGCGGTCGGTAGATTTTTCGTTCCGCCGATCAATGATCTCCTGCGCTCGCAGACCTTCTGAGAGCGTTGGCATGATTATACCATCCTCAAGCATTAGGTTGACTTGGTTGCGGACAAGGGTGGCTAGGTCGCCATCTGCCTTGAGCGTCTTCTGCTGGTTCTTCAGAACCTTGACTGCCTCAGCCCGAGCCTTCTCGTGCTTCTCCATAAGATGGTCGCGCTTGTGCCGACCAATTGTTACACGGCTAATGTACGCGCCGTTCTCCTTAAGCCACTCAGAGATCCGCAGGTCGGGCACGCCCTCCTTGATCTTCT